GGGCGCCCCGTCGCCAGGGCGCCCGAGAGACAAGTAGCGGCTTAGAGGCCGGTCACGTCGCAGAAGGCTGCCGGGCGGAACACCACCAGGGCGGCACGGATATCGCCGCGGACGGTGCGCTTGCCCTCGCCGAACTGGTTGCCGACGTAGCCGATCTGGATGTCGACGCCCGAGCGTTCGAAAGCACTGATCCAGGCCGGCTGGAACGAGCCGACCATGCCCGAGCCGGCCGCACGCGCATCGTTCTGGACGACGGGCAGCCCCCACATGCGTTCCGGGCCGGCCTCGCTGGGCGAGCCCCAGATATAGATGCCGTCGGCGGTCCGCAGCAGCCGGACGTTCTGCCAGTCCGTGGGATGCATCACGTGGTGCGTCGGGATAGCCCGGCCGGTGACGCGAACCTTCGTCATCGACTTGAAGAAGGCATCAGGCACCGGGTCGGCGGCCTTGGCCTGCGTTTGGATGCCGACAACGTTCACGAGGCCGCGCAGGTTGGGCGCGGTGCCATCGCCGACATAGACCTGCGTGTCGAAGCGCTGCCGCAGGCCGAAGATCAGCCGGCCGTTGACGTAACCCTGCATCATGGGAACGTCTTCGAACTGCTCGTCGGTCACGGGCAGGCTGTCGGTGATCTTGCGCACGTCGGACGACTTCTCGGTGAAGGCGAACGTGCTCTCGGCATAGGCCGCACCTTCGGCCTTCTCGGCCGCGGCATGGGTGCGGGTGGTTTCCTCCATGTACTTGATCGCCGCCTGGCTGGTCGGGCTGATCGGGATGATGTCGAGCAACTGGATCGGGCGCGTCGCAGCTTCAACGAAGCCCGGCAGACGCAGGCTCTCGGGAGCGAACCCTGCAGCGGTCGACATCAGCGCCTTGCTGCCGAAGGTCTCGTAGCCCATCGCCTTGGCGATCAGGTCGGAGGGCATCACGTCCCAGGAGAAGTCGATGCCGCCAGGGGTGCCGCGCCTCACCCAGTCCTCGTAAGCCTTCTCCTCGGCCAACAGTTCGCCCAGGGACTTTACGCGCGGGCGTTCCCGCTCGCCCTTCTGCCCTAGCTGGGGAACATGGCCCCGAACCCGCTGCCGGTCGGCGTGATTGCCGGCGGCCTTCTCGCTCGCCTCGAGAGTTTCGACGTACTCGCCCAGCTCGTTGAGCTCGGCGTCCTTTTCGTTGATGCGCTTGGCGATATCGATGGTGTCGGTCAGGTTGCTGTCGCCGAGCACCGACTTCAGCGTGTCCTTGCTGATCAGCTTGAAATCGTACTTGCCGTCAGAGTCCTTGGCCTCGGCAAACACCTTGCCGAGTTCATCCTGCCTGGCGGCCATCTTTTCGCGCGCCTCGGTCAGGGTGAGGGTGAGCTTGGGCATATCGCCCCTCCTAGCTTCCGTTGATCCATGGCCAGGGCGATCCGCGCTGATGGCCGAACAGGCCTCGCGTCAGCGCGGGCCGTGGATCGAAAGCTAGGGGTGGCGGTGGTGGGGAAACATCGACGTGGCTGCGCGGGTGGGTCGATCAGCGCAGCGCGAAGGCGTGCCAAGGCATGCCTCAACCCGGCATCGAACACAAGCGCGATGCAGGATCGGACGATGGCCGTCGCTCCGATGGGGATTTGACAGCCGATTTGACAGCCAGGACGGCGGCGAGCCCCGTCCCTGCGGACAAGCACACCAGCCGGCCGGTTGCCGGGCCGCTGCGCGCCCCTACGGTGATTACCTCAAGAACCCCTCTCGGCGCAGCGCGTCCGTGGCGAGCATACGGATGGCATCGCCAGGCGCCGAGAGGCCCGTGTGCTTCTGGTAGAGCATCACGGCGGATGAGAAGTCGTCGGCAGCATCGTCACGCAATGGACGGGCTGCTGCTAGCGCGGGGGGAGCCGCTGGTGCTTTGGCCTTCGCGACTTTCTCGCGTCGGCTGGGACGGTCTCGGTAGTGAACGACCACGCGCCGGCCTCCACCGAAGACCAGCATAATCACGCCGAAAAGCATGAACCACACGCCGATGAACCATCCGACGATGGTCAGCACCAGGATGAGCCCGATGAGGAAGAGGATGGCCCCAAGAAGTCGCAGCACCTGCCAACTACCCCCTCTTACTCACGTATCCGAACCCACTGACTTCGCGGCGGCCTTGCGTGCTGCTTTCCTGATCTGTTGCCGCACCATGCGCTTCACCGCATTCGGCGGAACTGTCCCTACAATCTCTCCGACCCATTCGATCCCGACCCCCTCGATTGTCCGCGCGTTCCAGCTCTCGAGATTGTAGGTGCCACGAGCCATGCCGCGAGTAAGCCGCTTGAGATACCGCAGGCCGGCAGTAGTACGCACCACCACCCGCTGCCCGATGTAGTGATCGGTTGCCCGCACCTGGTCCCTCAAACACACGATGATTTCGCCTGGCTCATACACCGGCAGCTGAGACTCCCCCTCGATCTCAAATGCGACGACCGGATCGGAGTAAGCCATAGGGAGCTCCACCGTCTCATATCCACCTTCGGGTACCTGCTCGTACTCGACATCTATCTGAGCGCCGGCGCCCACACGTCCCATCAGCGGCGCGATGTTGCTGGCACTGGGCTCCGTCTCCCGAGGAACCACTCGTGATTCGATGGCGAGCTGCCGGATGCGTTCCATAGTCCGGCCGCCAGGTTCGGAACCGCCATTCAGCCAACGCGAAATCGAGGACTGACCCGCCTCGAGTTCGTCAGCCAGCTCCTCCTGGGTCCAGCCCCGAGCGACCATAATTGCTTGCAGCACCGCGGATACATCCATCCCGGAATTATACGCATATGGATATCCACATCCCAATCCGAATTCAGAACTCCTTAGTGGACTGTTTATCCATTTGCGGGTATCCATATGTGGATGAACAAGCTCCGTCATATCCGCGTCGCCATATTCAGCGTCACTCAGGTCGAGATGGCCGGCATCGCCGGCGTGCGGCAAGCCACGATCTCCCGCTGGGAAAACGACGACTGCGCTCCTTCCCTTCCCGCTCTCAAGCGCATCCGAAAGGAAGCGCGCCGCCGTCGCCTCAAATGGGATGACGCGTGGTTCTTCGACGAGGTGGCGGCGTGACCTGTTCATTGCCCATCACTTTGCGGCAGCTTCTTCCGCAATCCGTGTTGCAGATCTCGGGCCGTCGACTGGGGCATCACCAGGCGCGCCACTATGCGGCGCTCGGGGCCGTGGATTTCGGGGGCCATGTCGGTCGCATGAGCCACCCAGCCGGTGAGGCGGATGTACTCGGCCGTGCCGTCGATCGTCACAGCGGTGACGAACAGGTCGGGGACCGGCCGGGGTTCAGTGGTACGCGCTTTCTTCTTACTCATGGGCCGGGACCTAACCACGGCCTTCAGCAGGGCGCTTGTCAGAAATGATCGGCGACGCTGACAAGAGGCGCGACCCGTTCGCCTGGGAGCCCCCGCAGGTCACTGTCGGATACGCCGACGAGGTGGCCGGCAAGGGTCCGCTGGCAAACCGCATCGCCCGGCTGATCTCTCGAGCCCTGCGTGATGCTCGCGACGATCGCGGGCTGAGCCGGGCGGAGATCGCCCACCGCATGACTGGCGAGTTGGGGCGCAAGGTCACCGAGGACATCCTCGACAAATGGGCCTCCGAAGCCAGCGAGAACCACCGCATCCCGCTCGATGCCTTCATTGCACTCGTCGACGCCACCGGCGCGCACGAGCTGCTCGGTTTCATTCCCGAACTACTGGGGTTTGTCGTCGTGCCTAAGCGCTACAAAGCTCTCATCGACCTGCAGCTGCTCGAAGCTCACGAGCAAGAGGTTGCCGCCCACAAGGCCCGGATACTGGCCGACGTGAGGGCGCAGCGATGAGCAAGAAGCCCCTCACTATCGCCCTCGGCGATATCGACGTGAACGGCCGGCTGCTGCCTCTGCGGGAGGAAGTCGCCCAGGAACTCGCCGCCAGCATGGCGCTGCACGATCAGGCATTCCACCCCATCGGCATCCGCCAGACGCCCAACGGCGCGAAGGGCTGGAAGCTCATCTTCGGGCGCCACCGGCTTCGCGCGTTCGAGATCCTCGGCATCGAACAGTTGCAGGAAGGCGCGCACTTCAGCGTCCTGGCCATGTCGGAACAACAGGCGCTCCTCGCCGAGATCGAGGAGAACCTCGCGGGTGGCAAGCACTCGCATTTCGCCCGGGCGGTGATGGTCACCGCGTACCGGACGGCCTGCGAGGCCGATGGCCTGCAGCTCGGCCGCGGCGGTGACCGCAAGTCGGCGGAGTTCCAGGCGAAGAAGGGCGAGAGCCTCGGTGCGCTGGTAGCCGGGTTCACCGCCCACGCCATGGATACCTTCGACCTGTCGCACGACCAGGTGAAGCGACTGCTCCAGATCGGCACCGCGCTGACCAAACCAGACGGCCTCGCCGAGCGACTTCACCGCTCCAAGATCGCCCGCAACCAGAGCCAGTTGCTCAAGCTTGCGGCTTTGCCCGAGGAGCAGCTGGCGCGCGGGGCCGAGGCCTTCGACGCTGCCCAGGGCGACTTCTTCGCGTTGATGACGATCCTCGCCAAGGACCCGGCTGCCCAGACCAAGGCGCTGAAGAAGCTCGGCGCCGGCACGCCGATCAAGGAAGTCGTTGGCGAGGAGCCTAAGCAGCAGGCGCCGGCCTTCGACCACTGGCAGCAGGCGGTGTCGAGCTACAGCCAGCTCGATTTCAAGGGGCGCGTTACCGCCACGGTCGAGCACTTCAAGCAGGACGAGAAGGCCATCCGAGCCGCGCTCAACTCGCTCGGGTTCGACCTGGTGAGGGTCCGGTCATGATCTCGAACCGCTTCCTGCTGATCGGCCTCTACGCCGTCGTTGCCGCCTTAGCCCTCATCGTCATCGCCGATGACGGCATGGCTTCTTGCCAATCCCTTCACAGTTTCGATGTGTGCCATGACAGCCTCCATTGAGTGGTTCAGCCTCGACGACGCCGCCGCGGCCGGCGATCCGACCATGCCCGCCACCGCGCGCGGCTGGGGCAAGATCGTCGCGGCAGAGGGCTGGCGCGATCGCGAGGACCGCGCTCGTCGCGAGGGTAAGGGCTGGGTCTACCACCTGACCCTGTTCCCTGCTTCGACGCAGGTTCGGCTTCTCCTGGCCGCTCAACCCGTGCAGCAGCCGGCGCCGGTGCGCTCGCCACTCTGGCAGCGTTATGACGCGCTGACTGATGAGCATAAGCGGACCTGTGCGGATCGCCTGCAGGCGGTAACCGCGGCCCGCCGCCTGATGGACACCGGCATGACGCTGGTTGCCGCCGCAGCGCTGGCCGCGACCGATGCCGGCGTCTCGACCTCGACCTTGCGCAATTGGCTTGCGGCGGTGCGCAGCCACAACCGTGCCGACTGGCTCGCCGCCCTGGCACCGGAGTACCGGCCCACCGCGCAATTCGCCGAGTGCCATCCCGAAGCCTGGGCAGCGCTCAAGTCCGACTACCTGCGGCCGGGCGAGCCGGGTTTCTCAGCCTGCTATCGCCGCATGGTCACCGCCGCTGCCCGACTGGGCTGGGCGCCCATCCCGAGCGAAATGGCGTTGCGGCGCCGGCTCAACGCCGAAGTGCCGGCAGCCGTCATCACGCTGTCCCGCAAGGGCGCCGACAACGCCAAGGCCATCTATCCCGCCCAGCGCCGCACCCGCATGAACCTGCGCGCCATGACGCTGGTGAACATCGACGGCCACCGCTTCGACGTGTTCGTGCGCAAGCCCAACGGCAACGGCGCGCCGTTCCGGCCGACGCTAGTCGCCATCCAGGACATCTACTCCGGCAAGTTCGTCGGCTGGCGTCTCGACGAAACCGAGAGCCGGGTGTCAGTGCGCCTCGCCATCGGCGACATGGTCGAGAAGTTCGGCATCCCCGAGCACATGATCCTCGACAACGGCCGAGGCTTCGCCAGCAAGTGGATCACTGGCGGCACCGCCAACCGTTACCGGTTCAAGGTGCGGGACGACGAACCCCAGGGACTGCTGACCAATCTTGGCGTGGCCGTCCATTGGGCCACCCCGTATCACGGTCAGGCCAAGCCGATCGAACGCGCCTGGCGCGACTTCTGCGAGGACATCGCGAAGCACCCGTTCTGCGCCGGCGCCTACACCGGGCCGAACCCCATGGCCAAACCCGAGGACTACGGCACACGGGCGATCGAATGGGACGCCTTCAAAGCGTTCGTCGACGGTCAGATTGCCGAGCACAATGCTCGTGTCGGTCGCAAGTCCGAGACGGCCAAAGGCCGCAGCTTCGATCAGACCTTTGCCGAGTCGCTTGCGCTACCCGACACCATCGTCCGCTGGCCGACCGCGGAACAGCGCGACCTCTGGCTGTTGATGGCCGAGGAGATTACCGCCCAGCGCGGCAACGGCGAGATCCATTTGCTCGGCAACCGGTACTGGTCGCCTGCAATGGTCGAGTTCGCCGGCCGCAAGGTGCACGTTCGGTTCGACCCCGACGATCTGTCTCGCGACATCAAGGTCTACGACCGCAAGGGGCGGCTGCTCACCACGGCGCAGGCCATCGGTGATGTCGACTTCCTCGACGCCAACGCGGCTCAGCTCCACGCCCGCCAGCGCGGCGAGTTCCAGAAGACCCAACGCAAGCTCCGCGACCTGCACGTGACGATGAAGCCCGAGCAGCTGGGCGAGCTCTACGCACCCACGGCCAAGCCCGACGTGAAGCCGCAGCGGCCTGCCGTTACCCGGCTCGCCACGCGCGGCAATGCTGCCCTCAAGGCGCAGCCCGATTGGACCCCCGAACACGAGGACAGCTTCGGCGCTGTCGTCGACCTGATTTCCCAGCGCACCGCCCGACGCGGGGCCTGAGAAAACGAATGGCCCTCTCAGCTCGGCCAGGAGCTGGGAGGGCCGGAAGTCAACCGTAACAAGAAGGACAACTAGATGACCACTGAAGCAATCGCAAGCCACGGCAACGGGCGAAGCACAGAGGACATGCGCCGCCGCGAGGCGCTGCTGGTGCAGGTCAACCAGGTGATGGCCGAGCGCGGCTGGGCCAAGGCCGAGGCCGCTCGCCGGTCGGGCGTCGGTCACGGCACCTTCAGCCAGTGGCACTCCGGCACCTACGCCGGCCGGTTCGACAGCGTGAATGAGCGCATCGCCACCTGGCTCGGCAATCTCGACCAGGTCGAGGAGGTCGCGGCCAGCGTCCCGGTGAGTCCCGGCTACTTGCAGCTCGGCTTCTCGATCGAGGTCGAACGCATGCTGTCGGTCGCCCAAGTGATGGGCACGATGGTGATGGTCACGGCCGAGGCCGGTGTCGGCAAGACCTTCGCGGGTCGCGAGTACATCCGTACCCACGCCAACGCCCACTTGGTGACGATCTCTCCGCACACCCGCACCATTCACAACATGCTGGCCGAGATCGCCGCGACCATCGGCGTCGAGGAACGGAGCGCATCGCGGCTGGTGCGGGCTATTGCACGCCGGCTGCAGCGCACCGGCGACGGGACTCTCTTGGTGATCGACGAGGCTCAGAACCTCAATGACGATGCAATCAACCAGCTGCGCCACTTCGTTGACGATCCAGCGTGTCGGTGCGGAGTCGCGTTGCTCGGTAACTCGGCGACCTATGCCCGGCTCTCGCAGTGGGGCAAGGGCGAGAAGTACGGCCAGCTGACGCGACGCATCTTCAAGCGCATCAAGCTGGACCGTCCGACCGCCGACGATCTCGCCACCTTCATTGAAGGCTGGGGCATCACTGAGCCTTCGCAGGTCGAGTACCTGATGGGCGTGGGCATGAAGCCGGGCGCGCTCGGGCAGGTCGATATGACCATCAAGCTCGCCCGCATGGTCGCCCAGGGAGCCGGCCGCGCACTCACCCTCGCCGATTTGCGCGGCGCCTGGTCCAACCGCGATGTGGAGCTGGGTTGATGGCTACCACCTTGCAGCAGGCAACCCTCTCGGACGGCCTTGAGGCGCTGATCGAGAAGATCGAGCCCACTACCAGGACCGGCCTCGTCTGGACCCGCGCTGACGTAGCGGTGCTACTCACCGGCCTGCGCCTCATGCGTGACGAGGCCCGCCACCTGGAGACGATCGTCGACCGAGCGCGATGGAACGACAAGGCACGGCGCGAGGCCCTGGAGGGCGGGATCGCCGATGGCATCGTGACGGTCCTGCCGATCGTGCGCCGGCCTTCCCTGTCGCCGGAAGGCGGTGCGGCATGAGCAACGTCGTCGCCTTCAACCTCGACACCGCCGGGGGGATGGATCGCCTCACCGATCTGCTTACGTCTCCCGACTCTTACGTGGCTTGCCTGGGACGGGCGTTCGCCTCGCCGATCGGCACCGCATTGCAAGACTGGCTGCAGGCTGAAACTGAGCGGGGCACAGACCGGGTGCTGTTGCTGGAAGTGGTTTGCAACCTCAGCGTGCAGCACGTCGCAAGTGTCGCAGCACACGCCTTGAAGCCGACCGGTGATGACGCGGCTAAGGCGTTGCTGGCCGGCATCGTCGAGACCCGTCTGCCCACCTACATCGCGTCGATCCGCGCCATGAAAGGTGGTGCGAAATGACGCTGCGCGATCCCGTCGCCATCGCGCGTGCCGTCGTTGCCGATCGGCACCGCCTTTTCACCGTCGCCACGAGCGACATGCTGGCCATCTGCCAGGCGCTGCTCGACGCCGAGGAGCGGTCGCAAATTTCCGACGACCTCGCCGGCGCCGTCCGCGCGCTGATCGATGCCGAGGCAGCACACACCCTCGCCAAGGGGCCGGACGGCTACGCCCCGCTCAAGGTCGGGCTCGCCCGCGAGCTGGCCTTCCACACCTTCAAACGCATCTTCGAACAGGAGTTTCCAAATGGAAGCGACCAGTAACTTCGTGCCCGCCGAGATCCCGAACGGCGTCGTCCAGGTCGGTGATCAGAACTACATGCCCGACAGCCGCGGCGCGCTCGTGCCCCTCGCCCTCGTAAAGCCAGCCGACAAGCTGCAGGACGAAACGGTCCGCAAGGTGATGGGCTTTGCAATAGCTCTGTCTGATCAGATCGAGCGCTTCAAGGCGCACTGCATGGCGGACCTCGCCGACCTCGATCGCCTCCTCGAGCAGGAATACGGCCTGGTCAAGCGAGGCAACAAAGGCAAGGGCAACCGGACCTACATGACAGTCGACACCCTTTTTAAGGTCACCGTCCAGGTAGCCGACTTCATCGACTTCGGGCCGGAGCTGCAGATAGCGAAGTCGCTGCTCGACGAGTGTCTGACGGAATGGTCGGCGGACGCCCGGCCCGAGATCCGCGCCGTGGTGACCCGCGCCTTCAACACGGACAAGGAAGGCAAGATCAACCGCTCGGAGATCTTCATGCTGCTGCGGCTGGAGATCGACGATCCCCGGTGGCGCCGGGCGATGGCTGCCATCACCAACGCCATGCGGGTGGTGGGGCGGAAAGAGTACGTCCGGTTCGGCATGCGGGCGTCGACAGAGGCGGACTG